ATTAGGTTCAAAAGTATTTGGTTCATTTAAAGTTGCATCTTTAATTGAAACATCGTATGTAAATGATGCTAATACAACAGTTTACGAATATAATAGTTTTACAATAACACTTCCAAGTGCAGCTACAGGGAGTGAAACAGGAGGAGGGTTTAATTGTTTTGTGGGACCACTTAACGAAAGACCTTAATTATGGCATACACACTTTCAAACCTACAAACAGATATTAGAAATTACACAGAAGTAGATAGCACAGTTTTAACTGATGCAATTGTAAATACATTTATAGTAAACGCTGAAAATAAAATATACAGAGAAGCTGATTCTGACGATAACAGATTTTATGCCACATCAACTTTAATAACAGGCAATAGGTATGTAACTATACCTTCAGATCTTAGAATTATTAGATATATTCAATTAAAAAATACGAATGTAAATCCAAATACTCAAACATTTTTAGAAAAAAAAGATCCATCTTATATGGCAACTTATTATGATACTCCTAGCACAGCTGAGGGTATCCCTAAATATTATGCTAATTGGGACGCTAATTTTTGGGTTGTAGCCCCAACTCCTGATGCCCAATACGAAATTACAATGGCATATGTAAAACAACCTGTTAGTTTAACTGATTCTTCAGTCAGTGCAACAGGCACATATCTGTCAAATAAATATCAAGATTTACTTTTGTACGCAGCCTTGATCAATGCATATGGGTACTTGAAAGGTCCAGTAGATATGTTACAATACTATCAAGGCGCTTATAAAGAAGCTTTACAAACGTACGCGATTGAACAACAAGGTCGTAGACGCCGGGACGAATATCAAGATGGAGTTATTCGTACACCACTTAAATCACCATTTCCATCAGAATACTAAGGAGATAAAATATGGCGAACTTAATACCTAACGCATTCCGTGGAGAGTTGTTCTCAGGAACACATAACTTTGCGAGTGGTGGGGACGGATTTAAAATAGCTTTGTATACAGGATCAATCGCTTCTGTTTATACAACATCAAGCACGGTAGTTTCTTCAACTAATGAAGTTTCTTCTGGAGGTAGTTCAAACTACACTAGAAAAGATTTAAATAGTCAAGCTGTTGCATCTACAACAGCTGTAGCTTCAGTTGATTTTGCTGATTCAACTTGGACAAGCGCAACTTTTACAGCGGCTTTTGCAGCTATTTATAATGATGATAAATCGGATAAATTATGTGTAGTGTTAGATTTTGGTGGAGACAAAACTTGCACTAACGGCACATTTAAAATTACTTATCCTGATCCATCAACACCCGCTAATGCTATTATAAGCATGAGTTAATAGGAGAGTAAATGGCTTTAGTAATAAATGATAGAGTAAGAGAAACTAGTACAACAGCAGGCACAGGTACATTAAATCTTGCAGGTGCTGTAACTGGTTTTAGAACTTTCGTCGATGGAATTGGTAATAGTAATACAACATACTATGCTATCTTTGAAGAAGGCACTAATCTTTTTGAAATAGGACTTGGTACTGTAACTGATGCAGCACCTGATACTCTAGCAAGAGATACTGTTTTAAGCAACTCTTCAGGTAATACATCTAAGATAAATTTTAATTCAGGTGGTTCAAGTACACTAAGTGTATTTTGCACAATGCCTGCAAGTAAATCAGTTTATCTAGATTCAAATGGTGTACCAGTGGGTGCAGCAAGTAATGGATTTGCTGTTGCAATGGCAATAGCTTTATAGGAGGAATATGGCACAAGATTTTACTAGACACGCAGTTGAAGCAA